ATACTGCGCTTTCTGATAGTCAATTTGAGAGCTTGAATAACTACTCTTATATTTTCTTACGCAAGTTAACAAGCATCACAGGATCGTACTGGAGTGATAGCAAAACAACTGTTACACCTACAAGCGATTACTCTACAATCGAAAACAATCGTGTTTACCAAAAAATCACACGCGTTGTTAGAGCAAATATGTTACCTGCATTAAGTTCACCATTAAGAGTGAATGCAGATGGCACTTTGACCGCAGGCACAATCGGTTATTTTGAAACATTGGCAAATAATCCATTAGTACAAATGGAAGCCGATGGCGAATTATCAGCACATAAAGTTATTATTAATCCAGCCCAAGATGTTTTAGCGACAAGCACATTAGAATTGACATTGCAGAATGTTCCTTTAGGTGTTGCGCGTATCATTAAAATAAACGTAGGCTTCGTAAAATCAGTATAAAACATGGCAGCAAATGGACTACCGTTAATTAACGGAAAAGCGTATGAGTTCGCAGATATTACTTGCATCATACTTGGAACACCAATCATAGGTGTAACCGCAATCGAATATGGCGAAGAGGATGCAACCGAAAACATCTACGCAACAGGTCGCTATCCTGTTGCACGTGGCTACGGTCAAATCACATCATCGGCAAAGGTTACAATATTAATGAATGAAGTAATGAACATTGTATCGGCCGCACCAAATGGTCGCATACAAGACATTCCAGAGTTTGACATAGTTGTAACATTTACAGATGCTAATTTGATTCCTGTTGTGCATAAGATTCGCAATTGCAGATTTATGAAAAACATGATTGCTTCTGCGACTGGTGATACATCAATTCCGATGGAATTAGATTTAGTTGTTTCACATATCGAATTTGTTTAGTAAATTTGTCGAAACCAAATCAAAAAACAAATGAATAATATTGAAGAATTAAAATCAAAGTATGCGGGTGTTGAAATATACACATTAACGGTATTAAACAGACAAGGCACACCTATTACAGTTCACTTGCGTGAAATGGATAGGATTGCTTACAAGACCGTTAGCGCGTTAATTGCTAAAGATGAATTGATGGGTGTAGAATCGTTTTTAAGAACACTTTGTGTTGATGGCGATGTGAATGCTATTATCAGTGATTTTAAAGCATTACGCAGCGCAGCACGTACAATTTTGCCGATGTTAGAAACCGAAGCGGGTGAACTAAAAAAAAATTAGATTCGGCAAAGAGGTTATTTGAAACGGATGAGTTTGCGCGTCAAAATGCACTCATCCGTTTTTATTATCAAACAGACCCAAACCAAATGAATGATGAACAATGGGCAGAAGCTATTGAGAGCATTATGTGGGTGTTAAAATTTAACGGTACAATTCAAGACAAGAAATGAACAATTCGGTTGAATACATATTAAGCCTTAAAGATAAGTTTAGCAGTGGCATTAAATCGGCTACTTCTAACACTGAAAAACTGAATGGTGCAGTAAACCAAGCGCAGAAATCATTAGGCAGTTTAGGTGGCGCTTTAGGTATTGGTTTAGGCGCTGCTGGTATTGTTTCATTTGGTCGCGAGGTTGTAAAAAGTTTAGTAAATTACGAATATTTTTCAGCATCATTAAGGACATTAATGCAAGGCGATGCTGGAGCTGCAAAAGCATTAGAAACGCAATTAGTAGCATTAGCCAAAACAACACCATTTAGTTTACTTGAAATTCAGGATGCAACAAAGCAGTTATTAGCCTACGGATTCAGCGCGAATAAAGTAACTACTAACATTAAAATGCTTGGTGATGTGGCTGCTGCTTTAAAGATACCATTTGGTGATATTGCCTATTTGTATGGCACATTAAAAACACAAGGCAGAGCATTTGCAAAAGACATTAATCAATTTACAGGTCGTGGTATTCCGATTGTTGCTGAATTAGCAAAGCAGTTTGGTGTTGCTGAATCTGAAATTATGAAAATGGTTGAAAGTGGCAAAGTTGGATTTGCAGAAGTTGAAAAGGCATTTCAATCAATGACATCAGAGGGCGGTATGTTCTTCAATATGATGGAGGAACAAACCAAAACTGTTGGGGGAAAAATAAGCGCATTGGGTGATAGCTATGAGCAGTTAAAAGTTAATATAGGTAAATCGCAAGATGGAATTATAGCAAGTTCAGTATCTTTTGCAGATAGGTTAGTAGCGAATTTATCAAGAGCATTTAGCGAATCAAACCAAGAAATTGAAAACTTTCAAAAATATGGCGCTCAAAAGTTTAAGTCAACTTTTAACCCACTTTCCTATTTTGAAATAGGTGCAAAAGCAGAGCAAACGCAGTATCAAAAGGCATTAAATATGATGTATATTGATACACCTGCTCAAACTTTAAACCAAGCAATATCAAACCAAACTGAACTATTTAATTTATTATCAAATGTTAGGAAGGCTTACAATAAAAAAGAAATTGATGAAATAGAATTTGGTCGCAAACGTGCAACTGTATTAGGTACTATTGAAGCCGTTAAAAATCAAATATCATTATTGCAAAAAACACCTGCATCAACTACGGCAGCAGCGGCTATGGGTGGCGCACCAACATCTGCAACATCACCTAAAGCTAAAGGTGGCACAGGAACAAACGTAGTTGAAAGTAGAGGTGTGCAAAACTTTAATATATCAATTAAAGAATTTGGCGCAGTTACTTTGAATACAACAAACATTAAAGAGGGTGCAAATCAAATCAAAGAACAAGTAGCACAGGCATTGATTGAGGCGGTTAATGATTTTCAACTAATGGCAACAAAATAAAGATATGAGTTTACAATTTATCATACCAACACCAGCGCAGAAGCAAAATGTAAGAACACTATCAAAGGGCTTTGGGCTTCCAATAGTCCAACGTGCTTTAATAGCTGCAAATAACTTTAATATTAAAACAGATAAACCCGATGCAACTTCATCTTTAGGCACACCTGTTTATGGCACATTGTTTATTGAAATGCCTGAATATACTACTTATGAATATAATGATATAACTAATGAGTATGTTGAAACACCAAACTTTTTAGCAAGTAATAAAGTAAATGGAGAAACACAAGGTTTATTCCTTAACGGTGTTATCATTGATGCAACGGTAAACAAAACAATTGTTAAAACAGAGGTAATTGATTTAAAAGGCACTGTCAAAGAATACATGGGCGAAAGTGATTTAACGATAACTATTCGCGGTTATGTGGCATCACAAAATCCCGATGAATACCCCGATGACGATGCGCGATTGATAAAATCGTATTCAAGTGCGCCAGTGCCTTTAAAAGTTGTAAATTCATTTCTTAATGATATTTTAGGAGTAAATCAAATCGTTGTCGAAAGCTGCCAAATGTCGCAGCAACAAGGGCTTCGCAACGTGCAATATTTTCAGTTAAATTGTGTTAGCGATATAGATTATACAATTTCTAAAACAACAAAAGATGTTTAGAATCGTTTGCCGCGTAATAATAGAGCAACAAGGCGATGGGCGAAATGATACGTTTACATTCGCATCTGTTAGCAAAGTTAGTGTTTCGAGGTCATACGATAAGCAAACACAAACGGCATCGGTAACATTGCCGCGTAATGTCAACTACAATAAAAAAAACATTTACGAGGGCGCAAATGCTATAATGCGCAGAGGCGATAAGATTAAAATTATTGCTGCATACTTTCCAAACGAAACGGTAATATTTACAGGTTACATAAGTAAGATAAACAACAACGTGCCTGTTGAACTATTGTGCGAGGATGAAATGTTTTTGTTGAAGCAAACTATATCGCCAAACCTATCGTTTCCAAGCGTTGATTTAAACACATTTATCGGTAAGATGCTAACTAACATAAATGTGCCATATAAAGTTGATTTAACGGCACAATTAGGTAAGATAAAACTGCAAGAAGCAAGCGTTGGTAAAGTGCTGCAAGTGTTACGCGACCAATACGGTTTATTTTCGTTTTTCGTTAATGGTGTGCTGCGTGTTGGATTGCCATTTTATAAGGATGAAGCTATGAAAGCGGTGTTCTTATTTGAAAAAATGGTTAAGGAGGGCATGGGTTTAACCTACTTAAAAAAGGATGACGTTAAAGTTTTGGTCAAAGGTATATTGGTAAACAAAGGAGTGTTTGAGGATCCTGTAATCTACCCAAAAGGAGCAACAGATGGCGATGTTAGAACGGTATTTCAGTTAGGTGGTACAAGAGCCGATTTAGATGCTAAATGTAATTCGTTTTTAGAGCAATCTAATTACACTGGTTATTATGGCAACTTTAAAACATTTTTAGAGCCATTAGTTGTTCCGGGTGATTATGCAGTTATTGATAGTTGGAAGTACCCAGAACGCAAAGGCAAATACTTAATTAAATCAGTTATAACCGAAGTAAGCACAAGCGATGGCGGTAAACAGACAATAGAATTAGAACGTAGAATAGCATAATATGAGCGTACAAGTAACAGATATAAGACAAGCAATTCAATCATTAAGCGGTTTAAACGATTTGCAATATGAGGGTGTATTGTGCAAAGTGAGCAACATTGATTTGGCTACGTTAACTTGCACTTGCACCCCGACAAATGGCGATGCTGAATTCTACGATGTTTTATTGAATGCAGATGCTGAAAAGGGATTTACGTTAATTCCTGCAAATGGAAGTTTAGTTATTGCACAACAAACATCGCAAGCAACTGCATACGTTTCAATGGTTAGCAAAGTTGACCAAGTGTACATTGCAGGCGATGCGAATGGTGGTTTGGTAAAGGTTATTCCATTGGTAACTAAATTAAATACTATTGAGGCGCAACTAAACGCAATAGGTGTGTGGGCATTAACAGTAACACCACCGCTAACATTGCCACCATTAACACCAACAACAATAACAGAAATAGAAAACCTAAAAGTTAAACATGGCAACGGCTAAAGACTTCTTACAAAATAGCGATGGAGATGCGCTAATAATGAACAACGATTTTGTTATTGGTGCAAGTGATGAAGACCATATTGTTGACATTATCAATTCTACGCAGGGTGATTGGAAAGAATACATCTTTTGCGGTGTTGGTATTGATAATTACCTCAACAGTAGTGGCGCACAATTGCAACTCAAAAAACAAATATTATTGCAATTAGCGCAGGATGGATTCAGTTCAATAACCGTTAATTTCAGCGATACTAATAGTTCAAACTTTGATGTAGATGCTATACGTAGTTAAGAATGGGCAAGGGATTTATGATGTTGCCATAATAGTCTATGGCGATGCTCAATATTCTGTAAAACTTTGCAGCGATAATGACTTAACAATAACCGATTCGATTGAGGGGCTTACACTGACTTTTGACCCATCAATCAAACGCAATGTTGATGCAGCAGCAATAAGGCAGCAGAACACACCAAAACAACCCGACAAGACCTATTACATAAGACAAATGCAATCGGTTTATGATTTAGCTTTGCAGTTTGGTTATGGCCTTAATCGAGTTGCCGAATTTTGTCAACTTACTGGTTTAGATATTACTTCAACTTCTGTTGGTGGTAGTGAAATTCAAGTTACTAAAATACCTAATAACATTCCATTTAACACTATATTTGCAACTCAATCAGGAAGTGAAGCGCCATTAGTGCCTTACTTTATTTTGCTTGAAGATGGCTTTTATTTATTGCAGGAAAACGGATCTAAAATACAATTATAATGGCAGATGAAAAAATAAGTGCGTTAACAAGCGCAGGCGCATTAGCAGGCACAGAGCCTTTGCCTATTGTGCAAGGTGGTGTAACTAAAAAAACAACGGTTCAGGATGTGGCTAATTTAAAAGCTACACCCGACCTCCAACAAGTAACAACTGAGGGTGCTACAACAACAGTTGGTATAACTGTTGACAATGGCTTAGGTGAAAGCATAGATATTAAGCACGATAGAATAAAGATTACTAATGCTTCAGGCGAGGCAACAATAACATCGCCTACACTTACAACTGCAACCGAATTTAGAATTCCAAACAAAGCAACAGGCCCGCAAACCTTTGCAATGTTGAGTGATATTACTGGTGGTGGCATCACAAAAGCAACCGCAGCAGGCACAGACACTTATACTGCAACGATTTCGGGTGTTGCAAGTTATACCGATGGTGATGCTTATTTAATAAGATTTACAAATGGTAATACAACCGCAGCAACACTTAATATAAATTCATTAGGTGCTAAAACATTATACAGAAATAATGATGGCGCAATAATCGGTGGTGACATTTGGGATGGTGGTGAAATGTTATGTGTTTACAATTCGACATTAAATGGATTTCAATGTATAGGAACATCTCCTAATAGCATATTTGCTTACGTTACTAACGATGATAGTGTAACTATTACAAAAGGTCAAGTAGTATATGCTTTTGGTGGTATTGGCGATAGGATGACAGTTAAGTTAGCAAACAATACATCAGATGCAACATCAGCAAGAACAGTTGGTGTGGTATATTCTACATCAATAGCAGCAAATCAAAAGGGCATTATTATTTTGCAAGGTTTACTTGATGGGTTAGATACATTAAAGCCATCAGTTGGTAGTTGGGCAGATGGAGATATTGTTTACTTGTCAAATACAGCAGGAGCTATAACAAGAACCAAACAATATGCACCTAATCACTTGGTTTCCATTGGCATAGTAACAACTGCAAGTAATGGTACATCTGGCAGAATGTATGTTAAAATACAAAATGGCTACGAATTAGATGAACTACATAATGTTCAGGCACAAAGCCCATCGTTAAAGGACACATTATGGTATGATAATGCAGTAAGTCCACCACAATGGAAGACTGCATCGATAGCAACTATATTGGGTTATACACCTGCGTCATCTAACACGCAAACATTAACTTGCATAGGACTTGTAATTGCAACCGTTAACGATGCAACGAATTATCATATTGGAACTATTGCAGCCACACCAGCTGGAGTTGATGCAAGAAGGGCTTTCAAACCAACCGCAAACTGCACAGTAACGGCAGCATCATTGTCATTAGAACAAGTAACTAATGGCAGCAATGATACGGTGTCTATTTACCTTAGAAACGTAACCGATGCAACTGAAACATTGATAGGCACATTTACATCTGATTTCGGAGCAAGTACAACATTGAAAACTTTGTTTAGTGGATTATCAATATCATTGGTGACCACTAAGGATTACACTATAAGATTTACAACTCCAACATGGGGAACAAACCCATCACAATGGATTCCTGCAGTAACTTTACAAATGACACTATGACTATAAAATTCAAACAACAAGGCAATGGGCGCAAATCGTGGATAGTTGATGGAGAATTAACTTACGATAGCCCTACAAACAAGTATCACAACGAAATGATGCAAGAAATATTAACAGATAAAAACTATTTGTCTATCGGTGAGGTATCAATGTGGATTAATGATGTGGAATTTGGTGCAGAGGCGCAAAGTATTATTGATTGGTGGATTACTACTTGCAAGTTAGTGGCTAATTATGTAGCTTTGAATCCAAATGAAGAAACCGCAGCAGAATTTTTAGCAACTTTACCAACTTATCCTTTATGATACATTCACACCACCCCGACAATAGCATTTTAGTCATCATTACAAGCGTCATCATTCAAGCAGGAGTGTGGACATCAGACTGGTTTGGCAATATGAATTTAGTCGGCATATATGACACGATTTACGATGGTGCTAAATTAGGTGCATTAGTAGTATCAATGTGGGCATCGTATCGTGTTGCAAAAAAAAACAAGAATGAGTAAGGAAATGGTATTGCTTATAGCACTATTATCAATAGTAATAATTGGTATTGTATATTGGTATTACGTTCAAGAGCGTGAATATAAATCGTTGATAGAACGGTTGAAACAAGTGCCTATGGTTTGTGCGATATTAGTTTTTTTGGGAATGGATGACAAATAACAAAGCCCTCACATTTCTGCAAGGGCTATGAATCTAATAAATAACTAACATTGAACGAGGCAAAGATACGAATTTATTTCAATCCAACAACAAGCCAAAGAATAAACATTGCACCACCAACACACCACGCAGCAACTTTACCTCTTCTTTGTTTTTTCGTTTCCTGCTTGCTGATTACCAACAACGTGCTATCGGTTACGTTTTCGGCCTTGTAGCCAACTATTAAAGAATCCTTAATAGTTGAAGCATCAGCACATAATTGAAACGCAGTAAACAAGGCAGCATAACTTGAATCTTTTACGTTAATTATCTCATCACATAACACAAAGACTGTATCGCATTCTTTTGGTAGTGTATTACGCAACTTCTTCATCAATGCTATGTTAGTGTTGGTTAATGATATTTCACGCTTTCTAATCGAATCTTTTGCGTTGTTGGCAACTTGCAATCTTCGGTTAACTGCTTCCAGTTGGTTAAGTAAAATAGCCTGCTCAATACCAAACTGCTTTTTTATCATTTCCGCTTCGGTCTTGTAGTCAAATGGAATAGGTTTCGGTTTGTGCTTTGCGCAATGGTTAAGACCTATAATTAACAATAAGCATAGGGCTGCGAATGTGATAAGTTGGTGTTGTGGTTTCATATTGTTTATTTTTTATACCATTTATTAAGCCAATCAATAAACG